TTAAGCTGTAGGTACTGCTTCACTCTCTACTGAAAAGTTTAAAAGGAAAGCTGCTTCTTTGTTCATCAACTGACAATCTTGACGAATAGCGACCATGTAACCTTGACCGAAATGCATGTAATCCGTCCATTGCAAGTTGTACTGAGAACGTCTGAACAATGTCACAGTGTCCTTTAATGAACCGATAACAATGTTTGTACCCGGTAACTCTTTATCGCTTACTACGTGTACAGGAACGCCATTGATTGCTTTGCCTGGTGCATCTCCTACTCGGTCTTGTAACAAATAGCGACCGTTCTTATCTTTAAGCAGATCTAACTTGTTGAATGTCGTACTGTTTACAATAATTACGTTGTTAACATAGTTAGGTAACAACTTAGTATTCAATGCAGTTTTGATACCGTCAATTCCTACTGCGTCAATAACTTCTAATTGGTTGAGTTGATTTAAAATGGCTTGGTTTTCAGTTGCAATTACAGAACGCCCTAAATACTGAGTTACTAAATCTACCAAATTAGAACGGTTATCTTCAACAACCTCTTGAGATAAGCGTAAGAAACCACGGTGCGTTACAATATCGTATGAAATAGGCGTATATGGTGCCATTGCTAACTCTGGGTTTTGTTGAAGTTCTGGCACTTGCGGTAATGCTGGAATATCTTGTTTTAATACTGGAATCTTACCAGAACCATGTTCTACTTTAACTACATTTACGAAATCTGAAAGTGTTGTAACTTGGTCTCTGATTTCCTCAATATCTGTTACGACTTCCTCTGGTACAACTGCAGCGCCTGTATCTGTTTTAATGTCTGCACGTAGTTCCTTAGTTTCTAAATAATGTTTGAAGTCTCGATATTCTTTACTCTGTTGTTTAGCGTTATTAATTTGTGGTGCAAATGGTGATGGTTTCATGCGCGTTTCTCCTTCTTTTGTATATATTTCTTCTTCCAATGCTTTGATTCGTTTGTCTAATGATTTAATTTCTGAAATAACATCCATTACTTCTTTAGGTTTCTTTTCTTCAAGAAGTTGGTCCGCACGTTGTTCAAGTTCAAGTCGTTGCGTGCGTAATTCTCTTAATTCTGCAGGCTCCATGTTTTCATTAATTCTAAATTCTTTTACTGTCATACTTGAAAAACCTCCTGTTTATTTTTCGTATCTGCTCTTTAGCGGTTGTTTGCAGTTAATTTATATGGTGTAATCCCTCTTTTCTCTAGTTATATTTTTCGTGTTACCTGACAAGGCATTGCACTTCTTGTTTTTCTCGTTATTTCCCAAAATTTCTTAATCATTTCCCGATTTTCAACTTTTTATTTAGAATTTCACTGTAGTCTTTCTTGTCGAACGATATAGCAAAATCGCATAAGGACGGGGGTTAAAAGGCTTACCCCTTCCCAAACAGTTTTGGTTCAGCTGAACTAAAACCATTGATATAATCATGATTTTAGTGGCTATAATTCAACTTTATTAACGATACAATTTTCACATGCTAATTCTAATGTCTTGCCCTCTGCCATTTTGCTTATGTCATTTCGCAATTCCTCATAATCAGTAGAATACAACGTGCCAAAAGCTACACGGTAGTTAGTTGTAAATTTCATTATCGTATAATGACCGTCGTAAAATTGATTAGCATATTCTTCTAGTATTTCAAATTTTGATTTCTTCATATTATTTTCTCCTTTTACTTATATAGTTTAGATATTTTTTTACTCGAGCAATTACCAACTCAAAATCACCATGAGCAATTAATTTATAACTCACTCTATGATTTGTATTAGGTGTGAAACTTTCTCGCCACGCTACCCACTGATCTTTTATGAATTCCATGTAAACATCAGATGCACGACTTATTGAACGGAAATAAATTTCATTAGATACACCTACTATTAAACCAATACGTTCAGCTTGTTCATCTAAATTATAATTCTCATTAATTGCTTGCACTTCTAACTGTAGCCTCCCAGTCCCTTTCAGTAATAACATCACCATTTTTGTTATCACCAATTAATACTCTTAAAGGATCTATATCAACGTTACATTGAACTGCATAACTGACTGCTTTATATAAATCATTATTTCTATATTCACTTGTACCATTTATAATACGTTGGTACGCTCTCTTACCTTCGCCACCTTTACCGTTAGCTAAATGCTCAAAGCTATTATTTGGCAACACACGCTTTACTGAGTAAGGTTCAAGTGTTTGTTGTGTATAGTTTCCTTGCTTATAAAATATACGTTGTTCAAAATCACCATTATATTCACGTGTCTTGGTTTTATTGTGTGTATATTTTCCTTTTAATGTACGACTACCAGCAAGAACAAAGTAGTTATTCGGGTGTGCTTTAATATCAACTGAAGGCAAGTATCCTATTTTCTGACCGTATTCAATTCCTGTACGCTTCTTAAATATAATATGCTTCCCACCGCTCGGCGTGGTTTGTACAAGGGTATTCTGCGCATTAGTTACAAGCTCTTCATAATATGGAATATATTTAATACTTTCGAAACCGTCCTTACCTTCAGCGTGATTAATATCAATGTCGATACACCACACGCCTCTTGTGAGTACACCTAATACGTGAGTATGTTGGTATAAAGACTTATGACGATCTATAAATTCATCAGTAATCTGTATATCAGCAAATGTTACAATTGTTTTTTTATACTTATTCAGCGGTATGACTTGAATATTCTTTTTTAATAATTGCTTTGCAACATGATAACCTGACATTAGGTGTTCCTCCTTTCTGATAAATATCGGTCACCCTTGTCACCTATATTTTGTCTATAGTAAGAAAATATTTTAGTGTTTAAAATAAACGCTACGAAAATAAGGGTGACGAGGGTTACTGGCTGTAATATCAATGTTTTTAAGGTGACTTTAAGGGTGACTTAAGGGTGACGGTCACTCTTGTTCTAGTAACTTATACGCCATATCAAATAATTCTTGATTTCCAATCTTATGAACTTTATAAGTTTTACCTTCTATTTTTTTATCATTACTTATTACTACACCTATCTTTTTCATATCTTCTTTAGCTTTCTTGTAACGTAAACTCTTATAATCTTCTTGAATTAAACGTTGTAAGGTTTCATCACCTGCAAGAATAAAGCCTTGTTCCTTAAGCACCTTCAGCATAATAACTTGTGTCTCTGTTAGTTCATCTTCACTAAAGTAATGTTTCAATGTGACATCGTTAAATTTAAATTCACCGCCAATGGATTTAAGATATTCTAAACTTGTAATTAAAAATGATACTGAGGCAGAAACTGAATTTTTGTCATCAGGTTTAACATAATTCCAATATGGCGCAAAAACTTTATAACGTTCTTCATCAGTTTCATGTATCGGTCTATCTTTCAATGAAATTTTAACGGTACGTGTTGTATTGGCAGTAATGTCACCTGTATCTACACTTTCGTTGGTGTCTAACACCAGTACAGACCTATTACGGAATGTAAAGGCATTTCTGCCAATGCCACGTCCTGAAATGATTTCACCCGTAGCAATTTTACGCAGTATTCTCATCATCGATTTAGTAATTTCACCTGTTTCATTAGCATGCGCAATTTCCGCACCGTAAAAATTCATCCATTCATTCGCAGACTCAAAACCGCCTGAAACAAGACTGTCAAAATTGACTTTGTTCACTTTCAAAAGTGGATTAAATGTTTCCATTTGCAACCCTTTGCCGGAACGTCCGAAGTCTTTCAGTAAAAACCATTTCTCAGCTTGTACTAACTCCATTTTTCGATACATGACATAGGCGTGCATCAGCATTAGATTATTTTTACTTTTATCATTTTCAGTAACTAATTCATAAAATTTCTTAGGTGTTTCTAAATCAATATCCTTATGATCAACATCATATTTTAAAGCAAACAATTCATTTTCCTTTAAAGGTCGTTTAGTCATTTTCAAATGCTTCACATCATAAACGAAATCATTGCCAGCAAATGTATATGGAAGAATATTGTAACCGTGATTTACTTCTATATAATCACGATATAGTTCTGTCATAACTTCTAAAAAATCATCAATTTGATGTTTATTATCCACTGGGTATTTCAATGCGAAATAGGTATCATCTATAACCTCATAATGATTATTTTTTACAAAAAGAAATTTATCTAATTCAGTCGAATAAATAATTTTATCCGCCATTAAATCCGCAATAAAACGCGCATAATTTGTAAACTGATCAGCATGAAAATTTGCTTTCTTCTTCTCTTCTCCGTTATCTTCCTCAACAGTTTTGACATTAATCTTTCCATAAACCAGTCCCAATTTCTTTGGAATTATGGTATAATTTAAAGTGAGATTATTAATGTAATCACCTGCAATATTATCTTTTTCTCGATGATACAAATTGCCTTTGTTATCAAACACTTGTTTATCAGTTGAGATGCAAGCGAAATGGATTCGCTTGCTTATCTCTTTGATTCTTGATAAATTAGTTGTATTGATATAATCTAAATTTGAGTGGAACTCAAAATGTTTTTTGTATAATGAAACCTCGTCCATATAACCAACCTTTCATATATGTTATTATTTTAGTGAGTATTTTCTTAAATACTTCTTTTTACGCGTTATCTGATTCAGTCGCCAAACTTTCGTCAGATAGCGCTTTTTCTAATTCTTTTGTATACATCTGCATTAAATCAATCGCTTGATTAATCTGAATACGATGTTCGTGATATTTATAACCATGAATTTTAAGTTCTTCTTTGTTTAATTGATGATCAGAATCATGTGTAAAATATTCCTGTTCAAACCACATAAATGTTGTAAGTAAGTCCTCAAACTTTCCTTTAATTATTTCAATTTCATTTAGTAAGTTAGCTATTTTTAAATTCATTATTCGTTCTCTCCTTTGTAGAAATTAATATATTCTGGTCGATTTCGCTCAATAGATTCAATCAACTTTTCAAGACGTACTTTAGCAAGATACAAATTATTTAAATCATCTTCACGAGAGAAATAACTGATTTCATCTGGAATATCATAATATTTATCTGTGCCTGCAGAACCCAATAGATTTAAAATTTCTACTGCTTTCTCATTAGCTTCGAACATTCTACGGAAATCTGTAGCTATTTCCAAAATGTCTAACTCTCCAATTTTCGTATATCCTCTTGCTTCAACAATAGTTTGAATCAATTCATAATCTCTTAATTCTCTATCATCTTTACTTAGCTTCTTAGTACGAATACGGTCACTGTATAATAAAATCATTACTTCTTTACCTAGTTTTTCTTTAAATTTTTTGATATGTTCCATTCCTAATTACCTACCTTTTTCTTATTTTTCAGTTCTAAAATTCTGCCAATATCCAATTGCATGCACGCGATACAAATATCTTCGCTAACGTCTGGGAAATGCTCTTTAAATACATCTGGTGCAATGTTGAGTAATAGATTGTGGTCAGTGTCTTTGATGTTGAACCAACCAATAGCCGACTTAGTAATAATCACTTGTTGTTTCATGTTACTTACCTGCTTTCCATTTCAAATTTTTAAGGTCATTATTGCGATTATCCATTTTGTTTGTGATACAATCCATAAATTCGTCAACATCTGACTTTTTAAATCTGTATGTGCTTCCTACACGGTAATACCTCATATTGTTTTTAATAAGTAGATCTTCAATCGTCGGTTTACTCAAATTCAGATATTCCGATAATTCTTTATAGGTCATGAAATATTTTTCGTGTACTAACTCTTCAACACGTTCATCAATTGCTTTTTGAAGCATGTCCCTAGCTTCTTGTTCGTCAATATCAATATTGAACATGGTTTATGCCTCCTTTAATTCAAATTCGAAAATATCTTCAATTTCAACATCTAAAGCGTCAGCAATCTTGTTCGCTAGTTTTGGGCTAGGTACTTTCTTGCCGTTAACAATTTGACTTAGATAAGAAATACCAACCTCTGTTTCTCGAGATAAATCAGATAAATTAAGCCCTTTAATAAACATAGCTTTTCTAACTAATCTTCCATTGATATTTACAGTCAT